AGTCCTTCGTTGATCATTTCACCGACCCAAGCGAACTCCTTGGACGGGGAAGCGATGCCGAGGGCGCTCTTGGCCGCGCTGAGAAGACTGGACGCGAGACTCGAGACCTTGCTGGTCAGCCAGCTCCATCCGTCAGAGATGCCGCCCCAAATGCCGTCGATGATCTGCTCGCCGACATCGCCGAAGCCGGTCAGCGCCTCGATCAGCTTGTCAGGCAGCTCCTCAACGAACTCCTTGGCATTATCGACCAGATCAGGCCATGCCTCTTTGACGCCGTTCCACATCTCCTCGACCCACTTGCCGGCCGCTTCCAGGAAGTTGTCAACGAGTTCTCCCAAGGTTTCGCCGAGGTGCTCAACGCCCTCCTTCATCGCGGTGACGAAGTTCTCCATGATCTGCGGGAGCTGATCCTTGACGTTGTTAAAGATCGTCAGGAAGGACTCCTTGAAGGTCGGCCAGTTCTCCGCGATGGTGTCGCCGAGGGTCTGCAGGACTGCAGGGATCGCGTCGATCAGGGCCATGCCGATCTCCGGAAGAGCGCCGACCAGAGCGATAACGAGCTGGATGCAGCCCTCTACCAGCTGAGGCAGGGCGAGCATGAGCGCCGAGATGACCGACGTGATGACGGTCGGGATCGCGTCAACGAATCCGCGAATGATCTGCGGGAGGGCGTTCACAATGCCGAGGACCATCTGGATTAGGCCGTCGATAATGGTCGGCAGTGCCTCCATCAATGCGACCACGATGGTCGGGATCTGGGCGGTGATCGCGGGGATCAGGGTCGTGAAGAGCCCCGTCACCGCCTCGATCAGGATCGGGAGCGCTGCCACGAGCCCCGTAATGAGGTCTGTGATGGCCTGCGAGGCAAGCTCCATCAGCTGAGGGCCGTACTGCACCAGAAGCTCCAGCGCCGCGGGAACAATGCCCACGATGGCGTTCACGGCCGTCGGGATGAAGTTCTCGATCATCTGGATGCCTGACTCGCCGAAGGCCGTCAAGGCCTCGTTAATACCCTCACCTGTGCCAAGAGCCGTCAGGAGGTTCGTCGCCGATGCCTTGACCATATTCAGGGAGCCGGACATGGTCGTCGATGCTTCCAGCGCGGTCGTGCCGGCGATGCCCATCTCTTCCTGGACGACATGGATAGCCTCGTAGACATCACTCAGGGAGTCGATGTTGTACTCAACGCCGGAGAGCTTCGAGGCATCCGCCAGAAGTCTCTCCATCTCGGCCTTCGTTCCGCCATAACCGAGCTTGAGGTTGTCGAGCATCGTGTAGTTCTGGCGGGAAAATCCCATGTATGCCGACTGGATCATGGACATGTCTGTGCCCATCTTGTTCGCGTTGTCGCTCATGTCCTGCAGCGCCTGATCGGCTGCAGCTGCCGCCTTGGTCGTGTCGCCGTCCAGAGACTGCAGCAGGGAGGCCGAGAAGCTCGTCACGGTCTCCATGTATTCGTTCGCCGACATGCCCGCCGTCTGGAATGCGTTGTTCGCGTTCTGGATGACGGTGTCCGCCGCATCGCCGAAGAGGGTCTCTACGCCTCCGATCGACTGCTCAAGGTCGGCCGCGCCCATGATCGCACTCTCGAGCATCTTCCCGATACCGAGAGCCGCGACCACTGCGACCATTTTCTTTAGAAAAGCAGAGCCGGCTTTTTCGCCGCTTGAAGAGCCTGCCTTTTCGGCAGGACCTTCCATCTGGCTCTGAAGCTCGCCCTGCACTCCCTGCATTGACGGCAGGATCTGCACATATGCGTCCGCTATTGTAGCCATGTATTACTCCTTAATCCCCAGCGCCCGAGCGCGTGCCGCCTCGAAGGCCTCCGCGGTGTCGAACGTCTTATACTCCTTCGGCTTCTCGACCTCGGTCATCTTCGAGGTAATGGAAGCGGGCCGGTTCCGTCCCTTCTGGCCGTCCCTGGTCTGCATCCACGCGAGGAGCTTGACGCCGTCCGCGATAACCGCGAGGAGGATATCGCTCAGATCGTAAGCCGGGGCTTTACTGATTGCCTTTTTTATTCGGGAGTCCCCTGATAAACCAAAGGCGAGCACCGCCGCCGTTTGAAGCGGTAGAGCTCGCCAGTCAGTTACCTGATAGGTCTCCCATAGGTCACATATGAGAGCATCCTCGTCGATCGCGACCATTCCGGCGAGGGCTATTATTTTTTTGCGTGCTTGTTTTGCTCCGTCAGGATCGCGAAGATCTCCGAGACGGCCGCGAAGATGTCGGAAGCCTTGACCCGCCCATTCTCCGAGCGGACGAACTCCTTCAGCTCCTTCATCTGATCGTTGCCGAGAAGTCTCCGAGCCGCTTCCATGATCCGGAGCTGCTCGCCGTTCTGCGCGGCGACAAGGTCCTCGAGAAGTTCGTAGTCATCGAGAGCCTCTTCAGGAATCGCGCAAGTAAAGCCCTTGCTGGTTGTGATATCGATCATAGGGATGCCCTCCTCTGCGCTTAAGTGCGCATGATGTATTCGTAATGGGTGTTTCCGGCCGCGTCAGCCTGACAGTTCAGCGTGGTCTCGTATCCGATCGCTTCGTTGTCGCGGTAGGTGATCGTTCCAACCTCGGCAACGGCAGCCGCAGGAATGACGATACGCTTGACGCCGTCGTCGGTGAGGATCATGTCGATAACGATCGCATGGTTCTCGAGCTGCTTGCTGTTGACGTTGATCGTGATCCCGGCCGCGAGCGTGCCGGTCACGTTGGTCGAGCCGTAGATCAGCTTCAGCACCGCGAGGTTAAGGACCTCGATCAGGGTGAAGCTGAAGGTGTCATCTCTGCCGGTGACGGGAGTCAGAACGACATCCCCGCCCCATGCCCGAATATTCTCGGTTTCGGGGGAGTTGTCGTTGGTGACGCCGTCCTCAGAGACATAACCCAGAGCCTCGAACGCATTGTCAAGAGCGGTGGACGCATCGGTCGGGAGAGTCGAGCCCACAGGAGCCGCATAGATTGCTCCGGCGATCTTCGGCTTACCGGTGGATGCATATGAGGCAGTGTTTGCCATGTTAAACCTCCATATAAGTCACATAGAAAACCGCCTGGAAGCGGCTTTCCTTAGTCCTGAGATCGATCTGGGGGTATGAGTTCTCAAGCCGGCACGCGGAGACATTGCGGACGGTCATAAACTCGCGGACCATGTGACGGATCACTTCGTCGTTGAGTCTGCCCGCTTCCAGGAATGTCGGCGCGTATGATTGGATAACGATCCTCGCGCCGCTGACAAGGTTCTCCAGCGAGGTTCCGGTTCTCTGGATAACCAAATAGGCGGCGCCGTGCTCCTGTGTAGGGGTGAGCTGCACGTAGGCCTCGTATCCCTTGGAGACAAGGAAGTCTCTCACGGTCTTTTCAATCACTTCTTACCTCCCAGTCCGATCAGCATCGTGTTGTTGTCGTAATTGTCGTTTTTCGCTCTGTCGGTCGCCGCGACTACCCGCACGTTGGCACGCGTCACACCGATGAATGGAGCGGCTTCGACTTCGTAACCTTCTCCGAGAGAGTCCGCGTAATCATGAGCACGCCTAAGAAGTTCCTGCTGAACCTCTGGGCTCTTCATTAACTGCAGATATCCCTCGGAGCGGTGTACGACCCGAACCTTTTTACTGGCCATTCTCCGCCCAGCTCTCTACGTGCACCTTCATGTTCCACGGACCCGGAACGAGATGGTCAAGCCCCTTCGTGGGCTGTCCGATCACGTGCCAGGTGTGCCCGAAGAACTCCACGCGGCACCCGACCCAATCGTGCGTATCGGTTTTCGGAATCGCGAGGGTATAGGCTGCACGCTTGCCATATAGCGCATAGATTTCAGCCCGCTCCTGATCCTGAGGCTCTCCGATCAGCACGTTATCAACGAGCTCGGGGACCCAGTCATAGACCGGGACCCCTAACTCGTCAACGCCTGACTGGAGGGGAGACAGTAGGCGGACGGTGATTCCCGTGAGCATATCAGGCACCTCCGAGCATGTCGACACTGCCCCACCGCTGGCGGAAGATGCCGAGCCTTCTGAGCTCGCTGTTCTTGATGAACAGACCGCCACCGGGAACGAGGTAAGTGCCGCTTACAGAGTAGCCGAGAGCTGACTGCGAATACTGGCTCATGGGCTCCGCCGTTGTCGAGGTGTTCAGGGTTCGCCCGATCACGTCAACGACGACGGAGACGAGGACGTTCTGGAGAATTTTCCCGTCCGCGACCATCTGATCGAGGTCACGGCCTCGGTTGATCGCTTCCTGCCGGATCGCGTCCTCTACGATCGGGATGAGCTGCGTCGCTCTTTCCTCTTCGTCCTCGGACAGCGTGCGGAACAGGGCCTCAACGTCTTCTATCGTCGTGTATACGGTGGATGCCATGATTCAGATCTCCTTACAGAGCTTCGGTAACGATGCGGGCAAACGCCTGATTGGAGAGGATACCCCAACCGATATACGCCTCGCCGCGCAGGTAAACCTGATTGTGGCCTGCAAGGTCGCCAGCGGTCGCATCGTTGTCCGGGTTGCCGTACTCGATGACCTTGATCTCGATGTCGCGAGCGTAGCCCCAACGGAAAGCTTCCCAGTCGCCGACATAGCCGGCAACCTTGGCGTTCTTGCTGACGGTGGTGTTGATGTCGCAGCGCAGGCCGTTCAGAGCCTCCGGCTGTCCGCCCCACTTCAGCTCCGGATACAGAGGAGCGTTGTCAGCGGTCAGGGATGCCAGGGTGTTGGCAGCAACGCGGGACATGACGACACCGTTGACTTCGAAGTCGCCGAGCTGGGTCAGCGCGGTCGGAATCGCAAGGTCGAGGTTGCCCTGCGCCTGGACGACTTCCTGAGACTTAGAGTCAAGGTGGTTGTTTCCGATCACCGTAGAAGCGGTGTTGGCTTTCGGGTTGTAGCCGTGCATTGCCATGATGTCGAGGCCGCGGGCAGCTTTGCGGGCAAAGCCTTCGATGAACGCCTGCATGATCTCGAGGCGCTTCTCATCGGACGCATGCATAAATTCGTCAGATACACGAGCGCCATACTCGATCTTGACGGGCTTGATGGTGACAGGTGCGACGGTCAGACCGCCATTTGCCTTCGGCTGGTTTTCGCCAACGACGGAAACCTCATTGTCATAATTGAAAGTGAACACATCGGTGCCGGTGAACGCGATCGGTTCCTCCGGAGCCATCTTAGCAAGGGAAGACTTGCCGCGGACAAGGTTGAAAATCTTCGCCGATACTTCAGCCGGGAAGTTGGTTCCCATAGAAAGAACAGAAGCCATATTAATCTCCTTTATTCCTGATTTGTGTTGGATTTGAGCCACGTGCTAAGCGCGGCCTGAAACTTATCCCCGGGTTCTGGCTTTGGATCATTGGCGCGGAACTCCTGCCGGGGCTGAGCCTTTGCGAACATGGGCGCGAGAAGTTTCGCGTCCGCTTCAAGCTCTTCCTGAGTCGTGCCCTTGAGGCGATCCTGGAACTGATAAGGAATCGAATACTCGTTAGCCACCTTTGTCCTGAGCTCTGACACCTCATAGCCCTTTATCCTGGCGTTGAGTGCATCGAGTTCCTTCTGATGAGCTGCGGAAGCGGTAGCCTTCTCGCCCTTCAGTCCCTCAAGTTCCTTCTTCAGGTCGTCATAGCCTTCGTACTCCTTGCGCACCTTGGCCTCGGCGCGTTTGATTCTGTCGGCAATGATTTTGTCCAACTCTTCCTGTGTGGTGATCGCTTTTTCAAGATCCATTTTGTACCTCCGTGAACCGCCGTCGCGTATTTGTGACAGTATTGTATAACAATGTCAATAAAAAAAGTCCGCCCCGTTTTTGACACGAGGCGGCGAAGAAAAACAGGAGGCAACCCAAGCAAGAAAATGAACCTGTCAATAAGAAATGTGCTGTTTTCGCGTCGGCTTGGCAGTGGCCGCGAGCCAGTGCGCGATCGCAGCAGTCTCGACGAGCGTGACATCCACGTCGTCCTTGATGCTCTTGTAACCGAATCCGCCGGAGGACCCGATGGCTCGGTGATCCACGTTGGAAGCGGACTGCATGAGAGCACTCTGCCCCATGTGGCAGAGGGTTTGATTGTTGACGGCGGTCTCGAACATGGAGAAGGCCGCGATGGCCTCGCCGGTAGTCATAAGGATCGGAGGACGGAGCCGCGCGTCGCGCATCTCCTTCTCCAGGACCTGACGGCCTACCGCACCGTCAACGACGCACTTGTCATACGAGGCCGCGCGGAGGAAGGCCAATATCCACCCGTCGCCTTCTCTCCGATCGGCCCGCTTCACGATCTCAACGAAGACTCGACCGTCAGGGAGCCGAAGCGCGACCGCCATGATCACGCTCAGGCCGTCGCGAGAGTATTTGACTCCGACCTCCATCTGGGCATCCCCGAAGACAGGGAGCTTCTTCAGCGCGAGCGCATCCCACTCCTCTTTTGTGATAACGCTCTGCTGAGAGTATTGGATCCAGAGCCCGAGGCGCTGGATGTTAAAATCGATTCTGTTGTCAGGAAGCGCGTCCGAGCGCACCGTGCGCTCCTGGATGCGGATGCCAAGGGAGGGATTTGTCATATACCACGCGTCGACATCCGTGACATCGGTCTCTTTTTCCACCGACCACTCGCACCAACCGCAATCCTGCAGGTCTCCGCGGAGGACGCTCTTGCGGTAGTTCGGGAAGACAGTCCCCGACGACTGGGGCGTGGGAGGTGTGCCGAGGAGGATCGTCAGGGGGTTCGCCGACGCTGATATCGTATAACTGATCGCGCTTTGCTGATCCGCCTGATACTCCTGTGCCTCGTCGATCACGAGAATGTCGTAACTTGTACCAAGTCCGCCGGTGGATGTCCTCGTCTTGAAAGTGACCTCTCCGCCGGTTTGTTTGAGCGCGATCTTCTCGCGTCCAAAGGCTTGGTTATAGATGGCCTTCTTCTGCCCTTCCTTCTCCTCGGGCTTCGCGTAGTACCCACGCCCCTCCATTACATCGCGGAGACGCTCAAAGGCCTTCTTTGCCGTCTCCATGTCGTGCGCGGTGTGGAGAACCCGCAAGCCATTCTCCAGCGCCCACACTTCGACCATTGTGATTATCTCATTTTTCCCATTCTGACGCGGGACGGCATAGCCAAACTTGATGTGAATGAATTGGCCATTGTCGTCATGTGCCAGAATGGCCTCGACAACGTTCCGCTGCCACTCCATCGCCGTCCTGCCGGATTCCTCATAAAGCTCGACCGCTTCCTCACCGTATGAGTCCTCATACGGAAGGATAAAGGCCTGAGTCGGCACCTGGCAGCCGATGCGCGGAGCGTCAGAAGAACCGCTTGCTCCAGACATCTTGGTTTCTCCTTCCGGTTCCCGGGTCGTAATAAACGACACAGTTGCAGTTTTGATGTCGGCGGAAGATGTCGCGATTCATGCCGGGAGAATAGTCATAAACACCATTGAGCCCTCTGCACCATTCGCATCCTCCGGGGCTCGCGATCCGGTGGATCGTCGGGCGGAGGCCTGCGTTGTATTGAGCGTCTATATTCAATTCCTGCATGTTATCGACCGCACCCTGTGCCGCGTTCTGAATGGCAGACTTAAGGAAATCGCGGAACTTCTCGGTCTCTCCCGGGTCGAGGCTCAGCTTATACGCGAGGTCATTCGCGCGCGAGCTTGAGTATTCCGGCACGATGGCCTTCATGGAGAGGCCCGCTTCCTTGTTGAGCGCCTCCTGCACCTGCTGAGCGTACCCCGTGACCCGCTTGAAGTCGTCCTCCATCCTGCGATGGATCAGCTGCTCCGCAAGGTCATACTTGAGCGGCATGTCAGGCGCTGCGCTTGTTGTGTAACGGTAGGCACGCCATGCGGCCTGTCCGGAGTTTGCTCCCAGATATTCCGCATAGCGTTCCGCGTCGATATAGGTCGCCGACCCGTCGGACAGCTTCTCGACGAGCTCGGTGATCTTCTCATCTCCGCTCATCATTTCATCGAAAAACTGCTGAGCAAGGTCGCCGATGTCGGTGTCCCAATTTGGCATTAATGAACCTCCAGGCCTGTCAGGTCACGGATCGCGTCCGCATCGATCGCTCCGGCCATCGCCTCGTTGATCTTGAAGATGGCATCACCGGCCGCGCCGATCGCCGTCAGATCCGGCTCGAAGACAGGCGCCCATTTTACTTTCACATCCGCGAAGGAATCGCGGGAGTAATTGATGCCATCCTTCAGGCACATCGCCGTATATACGATGTTGCGGATGGCAACTTCGAAATCATGCTGAGCCGCACGGGCGTCAAGCCTGAGCGTCTCGTGTCCTGCCTTGATCGCCTCGGAGCTGGTCGGGTTGTCGGACGGAAAGCCGAGGTCGTCGAGAGTCAGGCCGGTCTCTCCGGCAAACATGCCGGCGAACATCCTCAGCTGATCAACGTGCGGGCTCATGCTCTGCTGAGTGAACTGGCCTAGCGTCGGAACATTGCCGTCCGTACCCCTCTCTATCTGGATCAGTGAGGACATGGTCGCCTGCCATTTGTCGAAGGCCTGCGCATCCTGGTCGAGTCCGGTGATCCATCTCTGCGGGAACGAGTAGAACTCGGCCGCGATCTCGGACCGCTTCAGGGTGCGGGCAGCTTCGTCGATGTAGTTCATGGCCGCGCGGGAGATCCGCGAGTGACCGAAGGGGCGAGCTGCATCCGGGCGGTAGATCACCGGAACCAGAAGCGGCATATTGACCGAGTGCTCGATCACGTCGACCGTGCGGGAGCCTTCCTCGTAGATCGTGGTCTTGTTCGGCTCAAGGTAGGCGTAACGAGTGACGTTGTCATTGCGGTCACGCTCGAGAACGGCATAGCCTTCCGTGAGGAGATTCGTCACGGGGTCGATGGTGCCCGTAGCATTGCGTCCGTCGATGCTCTGAAGCCTCACAACGCCATTCTCCTCGTAGACATAGATAAATGAGCACGCTGAGATCAGAGCGCTCGTGAAGGCCGATTTAAACAGCACGTCGCGATTGTTCTCCTGGAACAGGGAAGAGACGTCCATCAGTTCGTGGCTGATAGATCTGACTGCGAGCCGGTTGGCCAGTGCGTCGACGGCCTTCGTCGCCCAGCCGACACGGACCTGTGTATTCATCAGGCTCGGCGGGGTAGAGATGCCGAAGTCCTTGACTCCGACCTTCTGCTCATAGTAACGATACCGGAGTTTGACGCGATCCTCCTTCTTCCGAAGCTGCGCCCGCAGGTATTCAGGGCCGTAAAGTTGAGCCATGTGTGTCCTCCATTTGGTTGAGAGTGTTATGGCAACGACCAAAAGCCCGAAATGGAGCTCCAGTTAGCTCCACATCGTTCCGTATCTGCGAGAGAGATGGTGCAGTGCGGCGCGAAGGGGTTGCACGTCCGTCCCCGGGGAGGGGTATCCCCCCCGCCCCCTGCTTCGGAGCTCGCTTCCGCGCCTGATCCGTGCCTTGAAAGCACTCTCTCGACACCCAGCATCAACAAAAACGTTTATGCTCGAATCGGACTAATATTTTCCTGGACGATACTTCGACCAATCCATCGACTGAGGGAGGTCGTCGTTGCTGATCGCTTCCTCCGCCAGCGCGGCGTTCTTCTCCCTGAGCACCTTCTGACCCTTGGCCACGTTACAGGCGAAGTGCATGAGCTGCAGGTTATTCACATCGGACGGATGTCCTCCCTTCGAGATCGGGATGATGTGGTCGACCGTCGGGCTCATCGGGTCGGGATACTTCAGGGACTTGTCTACCGGCTTCCCGCACCACGCGCAGACCTCCTGCGTCTGGAGGATCCATTCCCTCGCTTTGCCGTAGGCCGTGCGGTGCTGTCCGGAGTGGTCGGCTCGTCTCGGCTTTTTAGCCGCTGCCATTTGTGCCTCCAATTATGCCACGATTTCCGCCCGAAAAGTCCGCCCCAAATATCTTCCGATTGAGCGCCCAGAAGAACCGCGCACGGTAGAGCCTGAACGTGTCCTGTCCGCACGGTACACTTGCAAGCTCCAGCTTCTCCCATGTCCACCTGTTGACGATCGACTGGAACAGCCACCAAGTGATCGCGTCATCCAGGAACTCCTCGTCAAGGACATCCTGGATTCTCTGGAGGCGCTCTTCGTTGGTCGTCCTGCAGTACGCGATCAGGAGCGCCCTCCTTGACTTCGGTATCCTGTACTTCTCCATCTTTTTCTTGTAATCTCTCACGGCATCACCTCCTCGGTTATTCCGACCATGTCAGAGATACATACACATGCGGCGGTTCGATCTCTCCGCACCACCTTTTCTTGATGGTCAGCTGGTAAATGAGAGCATCGTCCTTGACCACCTGGCAGGCCGTCAGTTCATCGACAAGCTGCTTGGCCATGTTGTCCAGATCGGGGCGTGTGGTCTTCGGCTTGCCCTTGAGCTTCTTGACCGTCGTCGGGAACGCGAACTCGATCATGGCAGCCACAGGAACATCGATAGGCCGATCGAGAGCCTTGTGCTCTCTCACGGCCTGCTGGATATAGAAGTCGTATTTCTCAGCGGCGTCCAGGACGCTCTTTTTCTTGTAATACCGACCGGTGTATCGGTTATATCCCTTCTGCTGAGCGGTCGCTCTCGGAGGCTCTCCGGGGATGAAGATCTCTAAGTTCATTCATCGCCCTCCTCCCAAGGACCCGGAAGCGGCATCCACGCGATCACGTTCTTGAAGTTCCCGTTACCGCTCCACTGATTGCCGGAGGCGTAATAGTTCCCGATCGCCACCTGAAGCTCGCCGGTCGCCTGCTTCTTGGTAACGAGGTAGCTGCCTGACTCCGGCATGCGCACGGTGCACGGTATCCACTCGGAAGCGGGCGCTTTTCTTGTTGCTGGTCTCCAACCCATGATATTAATCCTCCTCAAAATCGTCCAAGCTAAACTCGATCTGTTGGCCGTTCTTCTCCTCACGTGTTCTCCTGGCCGCTTCCTCCTCGGCTCTGGCCTCCCTGGTAAGCATCGCCCAGTATTCAGCCGCGACCTTCGACTCCTCAATCCTGCCGATCGGCTCCATCGTCTCGGGGTTGAAGTTCTGCGGCGCTCTGCCCTGTGCGGCGTCCCTCCTCATGTGGTCGATCCAAAACGGATCAGGCCGGTACTTGTCGCAGGTACAGAGCGCGTGCACGTCGTAGGCTCTCCGCTCGGCTCCGTAAGTAACGCCGAGATACACAGGGCGATAATTCGGCCGCTCTTCAAGTTTGCAGTATGTCTGCTCGATGAACTGACTGTTGAAAGCGCAGTAGGCGCAGATGCCGAATATCACATTGGGGTAGAAGCTCTCGCACTCTCCCTTCACCGATCTCTCCGGC